GTTATAAATCTCATTTATAGAGCCATCTGTTATTATCTTGTAAATAGCATCAACATTGTCTTGAACATGTATCCAATCTCTAACATAAGATCCGTCTCCGTGAAGAGGTACTTTTGTATTGGTTTTGATAGAGTGAATTATTCTTGGTATTAATTTCTCAAAGTACTGCCGAGGCCCATAATTGTTTGTACTTCTGGAAATAAAGTAGTCAATGTCGTATGTTCTACCGTATGACATAACAAGCATCTCTGCTGCTGCTTTTGCAGCCGAATATGGGTTTGATGGTTTAAGCTTGTCAGGCTCTGAAAATGAGCCTTCTAGTATATCTCCATAAACCTCATCAGTGCTTATCTGAAAGAACACGGGTCTATCACGCTTTACCTTTCTTCTTATAAGATCCAAAAGATTATGTACTCCAATTATGTTGCTTTCGATGAATGGAAAACTGTTGACTATAGAGTTGTCCACATGACTCTCTGCGGCAAAGTTTACAACATAGTGGCAGTAGGGCAGGTGTGTAATGTCCTTTATATCTTGCTTTATAAGTGTGTAATTTGGATTCTTATCAAAACTTAATTCTGAGTTTGCAGCATAAGTCATCTTGTCAATGTCAATGACAGTGTGATTCTCTTTCAGTAAAAGCTCTACAAAATGAGATCCTATAAAGCCTCTTCCTCCAGTTACAACGAATATTTTACTTTGCATTTTTTCCCCTAAATCAGTAGTTTGATAGATTCATATATATTTAAGTTTGGAACGAAGCCCAATTTCTGTATCTTTCTTGTGTCTATAATTATATCTCTAGCCTGAACAATCTTATGAAAGTTTGGTGGTTCTACACTTGTAATTTCAGAATTAGATTGAGTAATACCTTTGGCATACTCTATCATATCAGATATTGTATTCGACTCGCCTCGACCAACATTTATTATCTCATTCACGGGCATCTTTTTAATTACAAGATTTATAGCCGAGCAAACATCGTGAACATGAAGATAATCTCTTAAGTGTTGTCCACCGTCATACAAGCTTACAGGATCGTCGTTCTTAAGGTTGTCTATCATCTTTTGTAGTGCGTTCTTCTTCAATGAAAAAGAGTCGCCCTTTCCAATAACATTGCACAACCTAATTATTCGATACTTCATATTGAAAGTTTCACAATAGGAAATAAGAAGCTGTTCTGCTGCACGCTTTGTAATTGAGTAAAAACCCTTGGGATCACAATATGTTTCTTCTGAGCATGGGTTTAATCCATGGTCACCATAAACAAACCATGAGCTTATAAAATTAAATACAAATCCTTTTTTATTCTTATTTGATTCTAAAACATTTATAAGCTTAGAAAGATTTGTATTTATATCCAAGAAAGCATCTGCAAATACATTGTAGTTTGTTGTTGTGCTGATAAAGTACAACGCTTCATTTGACTCGGATGAGTCTTGGTTTCTGGGTATTTTTATTAGGTTGTAATCTTCTTTGTATTTTTTCACAAAGTGTGAGCCTATGAATCCACTTGAGCCATAGACGGATATAGTTTTTTTATTCATTTAATTTAATAAAGTTTAGTTTTGATAATAGTTTTTTTATTATAGTAATTAATTACTAATTATATTAATTTTTAGTATTAATACAATAACAGATTATCAGGAAAAAAGGGCCTCTTTTTTTCAAGAAGACCCATTTTATGTCCAAAAAGAATTATTCTTCTTTCTTTCTGCGCCTTCTGCGCTTCGGTGCTTCAGTCTCTTCAGCCTTTTCTTTTTCTACGGGCTTAGGAGCTGGAGCGGGGGAAGATGCGACAATCTCAACACTTGCCTTCTTGAACTTGTGTTGTCTAATCAAAGCTCTTTCAATTCTATTATTATCTACTTTCAATATTACAAGCCCATTGTGAACCTCACCCTTCAAGGTTTGGCCCAAAACTCTGAACTCTAAGTTCGTGCAATGTCTTTGTTGCTTTACTAAAGTAACCATTTGGATTCTCCTACACTAAAAAGATATATCACATTGTACCTGATTTCCCCAAGAATCCCAACCATAAACTTTCTGCCTCGCAAAGAGTTCTATCTTGTTTTGACTTGGAAACATTTTATCAATCTCAGATCTTATTCCTTCTGGCTTTTTGGAATGAGCCTCTCTTTTGTGAAAGAAATATTGCCTAACATTCCGAGCACCTCTTGGTTTTGGTATCTTGTTGAACTTTCCAATTAGACATAATTCACACTGACTCATAGTGTAAAATCCGGGGTTTGTAACCCCTTTATTCCATACAAATCCAACAGTTGTATACTTGAAGCCCCAAGCTTTCATTAAATCAATACCTTGATCAAGATGCGGATTTGTACACCACATGAAGAGCAATGTCCCATCTGGATCTACTATATTACTAATTGGAAGCTTTTTAAGTTCAGATAACTTCATGGTAGAATAATGATTGATTGCCCCACCTGTATCCTTGCCGCCCTTTCCATTATGCTGTTTGCCTCCCTTGTAATCCCAAGGAGGGTCTGCATATATAATTTGATATTTTTTCATATTCTAGGTAGACCTGTATCCTCTAGCGAAAAGCCTTCTGTGCTTTCCAAGAATTCTTTGTGCAAGTGTAGGTATTGTTGAACCCAAACCACCTTCCATTTGATACTGGTAATCACCGCTTCGCTCCATCTTATAACCAAGATGTGCTTGCTGATTAAACATTGAAACAGCAATCAAGTTCCCAGCATAAAGTAGATCCGCAGGAACTGAAGCAAAACCCGCAGTGTAAGTTACTTCTACAACATTTCTACCAGTTGGAAGAACCACACTAAGAGGTATAAATTTAATTACGCCTATATCCGGAATGAGTTGATAATCAACATCTATTGTTTGCAACTGACCAGAAATGGTTAGAGCAACAATACTTGATACTGGTTTATATTCAAGTGCAACGGCACTGGTTCCACCAAATGTAACATCAATGTAATCGGTGTAAGTGGTTAAACCAGATGTTGTAAGTCCTATTTCGTCCAAGACAATTTGGTCAACCGCATCTTGAAGATCTGTTAAAGTATCATCAAAGCGAGTAATTGCGGTAGTTATACCTAGCATTCGTTTTAGTCTTGCAACATCTGTAAAAGTAGCCATTGTTCACCTATTGAGTTTCTTTCTTCTTTTTTCTACCACGCTTTTTTGGCTTTTCATCAACTGTAAATTCAACAACTTGACTAGATGTTTGATTCTCAGTTTTTTCACTCAGCCAACTGGTGTATCTTTGAGTTTCGTCTTTCCAGCCAAGCTTTACAAATCTCTTAAATACATTCTCTGAATTTAAAAATGCTGTTGCAGCAACAACCCCGTCCATTTCAATAGGAACTGAGTTTGTTACTTCTTCATATCCACCAACTCTGATGCTAAGGTTTGGGTTTCTGTCATATCTTCTAAGCACAAACTTAAAATTATTTCTATCAGCCATAATAGTTTCCTCTATAATAATGGTTTCAATAAAAATATATCACAACAATAATTAATCATCAAAAAAATAAAAGGCCCAGTATTCCTGAGCCTTTTTTTATGTTCCAGTTTGAACTAGACACCAACGATCATTGAAGCCCCAATTGGGTTTGCAATAACAGCGGCACCGTCCCAATACATGTCAAATTCATCGAACTGAGAACTTGACTTAGCAAGTGGCATAACGGTGGTAGGTGTAAGTTCTGGAATGTAGCAGTAACGCTTGTTAAGAACCATAAGTCCTCGTGCAGTTCCACCAGCACCAGTGATCAGACCAGCAGTGTGAGCCATGTCATCTGGCATTTGAGTACTTACAACCAATGGAATTCCATCGTAGGTACGAACTCGGAAACCAGCAGCGATTTCGGTTACATCATTGAAGACTTGTTGTGCTTGCATGATTGCATTTACTTGACGAAGTGAAGCATATGAACCAACAATTACAAGGTCAGAACGGTTAGCAGAACCCTTAACCAAGTCAATGGCTTGATCCAATTCATCAGCAGTCAAAGAACCTTGAGTTGCACAGGAAATAACTTGAGCTTGTGAAGCGTAGCTATTAATTTGTGTCAAGAAACCAGCAGGTTGATTAGCAACTGCTGAGTACAAGTTTCCAAGTACAAGTCCACCTTCAAGAGCATTTGAGAAGTCTTCTGCTTTAGCCATCATTTCCAAGCCAAGAACATCAGCGTAAGAACGACCAGTTGCTTGAAGCTTACGAGTTATCTTACCGCGAGTAAGAAGAGTCTTGTAAGCAAATGACGCTTGAGCGTATGAACCAACTTCTGAGGTTGCAGCGGTACTATCAGCCACCCATTCACCACCAGTAGTACCGGCAGTTCGTTGGTTGATGTACTCAGCATCGCCAGATCCAGCACGACGATCAAGAACAGCTTGAACACCAAACTCACGAAGAGTTAGCATTTGAACGGTTCGATTAATGAATTTTTGAAGAAGTTCAGATCCAGCACCAGAAACATTTAATTCTGTTGCTCGTTGAAAAGCTTGTCGGGTCGCTTCATCTGACCCCATCCAATTTGATTTACTCATTTTAATATTCTCCTTTTTGGTAATTACCAATCAGATTTTAGGCCAGTAATCAAACCTTCCATTTCCGCTGCTCGCAATCCACGAGTAAGCATCTCTCCGATTTGATTAGTTGTTAATTGTGAGTGACCATTTTCTTCTGCAAGATTTTCAGCGGCACGCTCAACGAAAGATGGGAAGACTGAAAGTCCTTCACCTTTTGCAGCATTAGCTGATCTTACAAATTCATTGGTAGCACCAACTCCGGCTCGAACAAAAGCGGTTGTATGACGACCAGTTCGAACTGGAGTCTCAACAGCACGCTGAAGCATCGCTTCAGCTTTTTCAAGCCTAGAACGAAGTTGATCAATTTCAGAGTCTTCAGATTTGACCGAAGGCTCCGCAACTGAACGACTATTTACATTTTCAAGAACGGCCTTTGTGACCGTCTCAGTGATTTGACGGATTTGATCTTCAGTCATTTCATCTCCTGTATTGTTTGCATTAATTGAATTGTCGATTTTATTAGAATTGTCAAATTCTGTATCAACATTTTGAGAAAGTTTCAAAGGTGGTGCTTCTTTTCCAAACTTTGAATAATAAGCAGATACATGTTCATATATCGCCTTCTTATCATCGGCTGGAATATCAACGCCACCTCTTGCACCGTTCAAAGCTGCCATGGCTGCTTGTACAGCATGTAGAACTACATGTAGTTCCCCATCCATCATATAAGCAATTGGAAGTTTGTACGACGCTTTAACCTCCAGATTTTCTGGGTTGTAATACAAATGTGCTCTCATATACGAATCCCAATCGGGGTCATCGCTGTCCCCAAGGATTGCATTTTGAGCTTCTGTATTCCAATCCCAAATTGTATCAGGAGGAGCCAGTGGAAGATCTTGAAAGGGAGTTACAGATCGTATCTTGTAATAATCCCGTTCTTCTTCTTCCGAATCTTCATAAGCGGATTTGGTTTCTTGATTTTCAAGGTCAGACATTTCTTCATACTTGGAAAGCTCTTCTTTCATTCTTTCCATTTCTTCTTTCATACGCTCCATTTCTTCTTCCATTGCAGCATACTCTTTAAGGTATTTACCATATTCTTTCAGGTATTTACCTCTATCCATGTCCTCTTCCTCATCCTCTTCGTCTTCAGCCTCATCTATTTCAAGATCTTCAATGTGGTCTTCGTCATCCTTAACAGCACCTTCATTGTGATCTTCTTTTTCTTCAGCATCTTCATCCATTAATTTTTCTTTGGCCTCATCATGATCGTTGAATGGCATGTAATAAACTTTGCCATCAACAGTATGTTCATGTGATCCTGAGCCACCAAGTCTTTCGGCTTCTTTCTCGGCAGCTTCTTCATTATCATAAAGAGGAAGCTTAATGTTATCAGTTACAAGGTATCCAATTATACCCTCATCTTCATAATGAGTTTTTCTAATTATCACTTCTTTAGTGGAATCAGAAACCTCTGTTTCAGTATTTTCATCCATAATAGTACCTCTATACTTTTGAATTGCAGAACGAATTGATAATGTATCCAACGAATGAGAGTCTGGGTTTGCAGGTGCTCTTGTAATTGCGATATGGTCTAATACCACATCATCTACAATTATTCTTTGAATTTCTCCATTTTCAGACTCTTGAACTCTAACTCTTTCAAACCAGCCGCCAATGCTCTGACCAATAGGTTCTCCTCTATCTAACCTTCTAACAAGTTCTTTAGCACGCTCATCGTCAACATATAGCCTTGACCTTACATTTAGAATGTATTGTTTCTCCATCGGCACACTTGGACTTTGAATCGCTGATCGCTGAATTGAAGCAGAATAAGTTCGGCCTATTACTTCGTCCCACTCGGCGATTCCGCTAGACTTAGTGCTATCGTGTCTTGGTAGAATTGGAACACCATTTCTTATTTGGGTGGACATTGAAAGTAAGCAGTCGTGACTCATTTCTGTTCCGTAGTGATCAACTGAGGTTGAACTTGCAACACCAGAAATCTCGTAATAACGGGAATCTCTTTCTTCATCAGTTGCAGTTCTAACTTGTAATTTGTCTACAGACAGCCATGTCTTTGAACGATAATCAATGTTGTATTCTCTAGAGCCATCTTCCATAACTTCAAGAGATCTGATTTTCATTTCATTATCTTTTACAAGGTCACTTCGATTTTCTTTCTTTTCATCGATCTTTTTCATTTCTTCTCCAACAAGGTCTTTCATGTATTTTAATCCTCGACTACCAATTGCAAGCCATTTAATCTGAGCTATAACACCTGCAATTCTGAAGTCTTCAAGGTGTCTAGCAACCCAAGCTTCTCTAAGCCTTATCGCCTCTTCCTCTGTGTCTGTTTCGGGGGATCCACCTTTCTGGTGGATTGGAACCAATTTTCTATATTGGCTGTTACCCCTTATATTCCCGCCTTTATCCCAAATCTCTGGATAATCATTCTTTATTTTCTCTGCAAAGTCAATTGGAAAAATAGGCCACTGACTGTTTCTTAGAGAAACTTTTTTATCATCACCACGCTTCGGAAAGTTGGTCGGATCTACATCACCAACAGCACGAGAGTATTCCGGCTTATTTGGAACTTCCTTACCAAACATCTTGTAATATTTTGCAAGTTCATTGAACAACTTGTCATAGTCGTCAACATGTATTCCATCAACAGGAATCTTTATCTCGTCATATCTTCTTTCTAAAAGAAGCTTAACTGCACCCATGGCAGAAGCTATCCCTCTAAAAACGAGGTGAAGTTTCCCGTCAACCATTTTTGCAATTGGAAGTCTATATCCGGAAAGGCTCTCTGGCTTCGAAGGGTCGTACCATAAATGCGCCCTTTTATATCTGCCCCAATTAGGAGGGTCGCCAAGAACTTCTTCTTTGGCTCCTGCTTCCCAGCCCCATATTTCTTCGTCTTCAGCCATAGGATAGTTCTTAAAGCTTGCAACTGTTCTCTTACTTGTGCTGTGGGGATGATCTTTCGGGAGAAGGTCTGTGTCAAAAGGCTTCCTTTTGAATTTCAACTTCCTAAGAGCATATAGAAAACCATTCACTCTACCCATGGCCCACTGTTCTGCACTTGTAACTTGTGGTCTTACCGACTCAGGATTACCATAATAGGCCCCACGACCTCTCCACCAAACAACTGCAAGTATTTCTTTGGTTGTTTTCTTTCTGGAATCATCGCCATATTTCTCCATATGGTCTTCTGTTTTTTTGGTAATAGATTTTTTAGTAGCATCTGAAAGCTCTTCAAATGCTTGTTTGCGATTCTTGTAATCGGCTAATTTATCATTATCTTGTGCTAAAGTAAATTGATCTTGGGGCATTTTATCCTCAAACTCATTATTATCATATATACAAATAATAGTACAAATTAATCAACTATTTGTAGTCTTCCAATGGTGTAAAATGAAAATACTTTCAAATCATGTTTCAATTAATACAAAAGGCACCGCAATTCAAAATTACAATGGGAATTGGGGATCTGTTCAAGTAAGAAAAAGAGAAGGTATTCATTTTAATCAGGATTATGTATATGGGAGCAGTCCTGTAGCATTTGGAAGTGAATACAATAAACCCAATAGACTTTTATCTGATTCTGACATGTGGGAAGCCTACAGAAGGTGTTCAGATGTAAGGGCATCAATTGATTCTATCGTTAGAAGAGTTGCAACTTTTGATTGGATAGTAGAGCCGAAAGTGTCTCCTCAGCATCCAATGTATGATGAGCTTCTGGAAATATGCTACGAGATAACTAACTTTTTGCATGTTCCAAATAAGAATGGAGATACATGGCAAGAAATCATGACTGCAATGCTTACAGATACATTGTGCTTTGATGTTGGTGTATTGGAAATCGTATACGATAAAAACGGCAAGTTGCAGGAACTTGTTCCACTTAGGGGTTCAACCATAGAACCAATAACGGATGAATATGGAAGACTTGTAGAGTATCAACAAGACATATACGCAGAGACTGACCTTTACGGATCTGTTCGACAACCTGAAGACGCTGCGGTTCCAACCTTTAAGAAAGACCAGATAATGCTGGTATCGCTATTTAAAAATACAAGTACAGCGAAAGGAAATCCATTAATAGAATCACTTGTAAATGAAATCATAGCACTGCTTAGAGCAACAGAAAATTCAATGTTAAACCTCGATGCAGACGAGATACCCCCCGGAATTTTGGTACTTGCAGGTATCGCAGGAAGGGCAGCAGAAGAAGCAAAAGCGGACTTGCAAAGATTAAAAGGACAAGACCACAAAATAAGAGTTATGACCACGCCAGACCCAACTGGACTTGGCGCAAGTTGGCTTGAACTTAAAAGAACTCCAAGAGAGTTGGACATGAGAGCCATTGTCGATGATATTAGAAGAACAATATATCGAACATTTGGAGTTATGCCCGTAGAAATGGGTATGACAGAATCAATGCCAAGGGCTACTGCTGCTGTTCAGATGGATGTATCTTCGTCTCACCTTGTAACTCCCATACTAGAAATACTTCAAGCAAAGATAAATGCTCAAATAATTCCAAACCTCGTCGATGAAACAATAAAAAAATATATTAATTTCAAGTTCGACAGAGAGGCAAGACTTACTCCACAAGAGCAACACTTCATTGCAGACACGCAAAGAATATATGTTCAGAATGGTATCATGACCAGAAATGAAATAAGAGAGTATTTAGGATTACGACCCATTGATGGCGGTGATGTAATAACAGCGGAAATAGCAGGGACACCTGTTCCGCTTACAAACATTACTGACAAGGCAGAAGAACATGAAGAATCACCAGAAATCGACCTTTATGAAAACACCGTATACGACGATGAGTGACAACCCTAAATATGCTTCTGGCCCTACAACTAAGAAAGGTTCACTGCCCATAGAGTTTTCGACTTGTAAAGATGTTGAGTCGCTGGTTCTCAGGGGCATTGGTATAGAACCAATTATACCAAAAAAAGAGTTTGTACTTTCATTAATTGCTGTTTGTAAAAGAATGTTTGAAGATGATGTCGAATTAGCATTTGATTTGAACTTCGATCTGTTTTTGATGATTTCAAGTGAAATGATTATGAAGATTGAGTTCGATAGAAAAGGATTGTGCTTTGTTCCAACTTGCGAGCACACAGCAATTGATAAATGGCTAGATAAATGGACTCACGATTTAAGAGTAATCTACTTTGTGGGAAATGTATTACAAATACTCAATGAGGTATGTTTAAATAAAAATGAGTCAAAAAAAGATAAGAGCAAAAAATAAATTAATTAGACCAACCTTCAAAATGCCAGGTTCTAAGGCAGTTTTAGGGATAAAGTTCATAAGAAGAAAATTGTTTCCAATGTCTGTAGATAGGTATCTTGAACCATTCCACGGAAGAGGAAATATGTTCTTCACATATGCCTTCCATAATGGTAAGGCTCGTGAGTTTCATCTGAACGACCTCAATCAGCATTACTTTATGAAATCGCTGAAAGAATATAATGGCGACTACTCATTTGTTGATCACGGGCCGATTACAAATGAACACTTCGACTTTTGGTTAGAAAGGCCACCATCCTTTGAAAGGGAAATGGCTGAGTCATATGTTGTAAGGTCAGGCGCAAAGTTTACTGTTCACATAGATCCAGAAAAAGATCCGCATAACAAAGTAAAAAATAAAAATAAGCATGCCGGTGTGAACAAGACTTCCGGACTTAAAAAAGGAAATTACTACGATAGAAACAACACTATCCTTAGATTCCGGTCAGCGAGACACCTGCTAAAAACAAGGAACACAACACTCCACAACATGGACTATTTGAGCTTTGTAAAACAATTCGAACTTACAGAAAACGATTTTATTTACTTTGACCCACCATACTTGTGTGACCAAGAAGTATTTTATGCAAACATAAACCATGTTGAGTTTCTAGATTATTGTTTGGCTCAAAAATGCAAAATAGCAATATCTGGATACTGGTCTGATTTATACGGCAAGAAATTAAAAGACTGGAAAGTGATAAAGATAGGCCACCATGCAACGCTGAGAGCATCAAATGAGTTGGGCAAAAAACCCATAGTTTACGATTATCTATGGGTTAATTACGAAACTCCAACCTTCTAAGGCTCTACCGGAGAAAAGTGAGTCGTTATCACACCACGCCGCTGTGATATGATGTAGCCCGTTATTCCTCGTCGAGACTTGTAACCTTTACGGTGATGGTAGTCGTCAGTGCCACATAAAGACGGCATTCGGTAAACCGTTATATCTCCCCACTGAGGCAGTTCTCGCTCGGTGTGGAGGTGACCAGTGAATATGAATCTATAATCGGACTTACCCCACAATTTGGGCCTCTCACTGGCTATTATTGACGCCAGATCGTTTACTTTCCCATCATCGCCGTGAACCAGTGTGATCAGGCTGTTACCATACAGAAATGTCTGCCGTACAGACAGGTCTTGAACAACTTCAACATCTTCAGTGTCATTGAAGAAACCAGTTACCGCTGCCCTTATAAGTGTTGTAGTGTAAAAGTCATGGTTACCCGCAACACAAAATACTTTCAAGGGACAAAGTTGACGAAGAAAGTTGATATAATCAACCAGCATATGAAGATATGAATTTACAATTTCAGTCGGTGTGCCGTCAGTATCTTGCAATGTTCCCCTAGTGGTCGTCTTGTTTTGCGTATCAAAATGAAGTCCGTCACCACCTATTCCAAGAACAATGTAGTCCGGCCTACCCGAAACATTGATTCTTGAAATCAAATCCTGAGTAGTCTTGAACAAAAGTTTACGGGCAATATCACGGTTGTAAGGTTCGCCAGTGTAGTCTGGACTATAGCCACCCCAATGAAAATCAGTTGGACTAATTAAATAAATATAATTCTCAGTTGGGTTCTTCATTTCTACAAGTGGAATTTCAAAACCACCATTCATGTCATCAAAGTATTGCATGATGGATTCGGCATAGTTGACCTTCGACCTATACTTTTCGGCATCCGACCTAACCTTGCGCCATTCCTTGCGTTGCGACTTTATGTAAACTGACTCTTCTTTTTTCCTTAAAAGATCTTCAATCAAAGAGTCTTCACTTTCTTCTTCCAAGACTTCATCAGTGAATGGGGAACTGCTATGAGTTAAACCCATTGAACGAATAATTTCTATCGCCGTTTGACGAGAAAAATGAAAACGCCTACAAATTTCGTTTATACTTGTAGGCTGACCGTCCCAATTTGAATATGATTCTCGAATTGCACGCCACTTTACACCATCTAAAGCTATCGGCCTCTTCTTGCTTGGGATATGAATTATATACTTGTCCCTTTTTTCATCATAATAATAAAGTTTGTCATAATAAATGTCTTCATCTTTAAACTGCTCTTCTTTCTCTTCCTGCTCATCCAAGAGCCACAAAGTGAAAGACTTGGCATCAAATTTATCATCAAAAAAATCAGGATACTTTCTCGCCATTCTCATCCATTGATGATTCGGCAGGAATACTTTTAAAATTTGTTCAAGTTGAGCCTCTGTAAGAGTATTCTTTATTTCTTTATATTTCATGCTAGTCCCGTATCTAAGGTCGCAATTGATATAGCAAACAAAAATTGGAGTTAAACACAAATGCTTGATCAGTACAAATCAACACTTTCAACACTTGCAAATGAATACCCACTCATTGGACAGGCCCTACTGCACCACACCAACACAAGGGGCGAGCCAATGTCATTTAAGGAATTTCCCTATTTAATACCCCTATATGACAAATTATACTCGTCAAAAGGAGCCGATATAAGGAAGGGAGTACAGACCGGACTTTCTGAGCTTTTGATATGTCTGACACTCTATCAAGCCGGATGGGAAGGAAAAATAGTCGCATATATTTTGCCAACTTTCTCAATAAGAGACAGATTTGTGAACCA